CGGTTCAACCTTCCTCAAGTGGTGCGAACACGCCATGACCGATGTTCTCTTGCGTCGTGGTGTCATCAAGGAAGAAGGCGACTCCTTCAATCAAAAGGAATGGCGGACACGCAACCAACTGAACCGTGATGTTCTAACACGATTACATGGACTTCCTGTGCCATGTGTCGTCAATACTTTTCACCTAAAAGATGTGAGCAACTATGTGGATAATGGTTCCGGCGGAAAAGTCTTGATGAAGATTGGTGAACGCCCCGATTGGGACAAAGGCACTATGCGTCTTTTCTCCCAACAGATTTTCCTGTCTCGCTACATGAAGAAGGCCGATGCCGCCGCAGGTGTCAAGGCCGACCCTGCCCTCAAGAACCCCGATGATTGGGTCATCAAGGCCACCATTGAGGAAATCAAGGGCAAGCACATGGAACATGTGGGCGAGACTCACACCATCCTTTCTGTCGTCAAGGGCGATGTGAAGTGGGCGGGACTACCGTTTTTGAATTGGAAGTGATTTTTTGACCGAGACTTGGAAGGAAATGGAGAAAGCCCAAAAGAGGCTTTTGGATGAAATCAAGGAATTGAAATCACGAGTCGCAGACCTTGAAACCATCATTGACGAGATTCCCAACATCGGGAAGGTTTTCGGGGCTGTCAAGGAGTTGCAGGAACAACACGAAGCACCAGCGAACAAATTCACCCACTATATTGGAGGTTAATTTCATGGCAAAAACAAACATCAGCAACACCCGACTTAAGCGCATGTTGAACATCACCAAGCGCAAGCAGACCGTCAACGGCAAGCAACAGGCGCAGGTTGAATCCTGTGTATTAGTCTGTGAGGAAAACACCGCACGAATATGCAGCCTAACCCGCGACTTGACTGGACTCACCGAAGTCACCACTGCATGCGTTGGTGGCGGCTCCTTCCCCATTCCCGACATTGACCGTGTGCTTGGGGTTCTTGCTTTGCATGGAGAAAACCTCACTATTTCTTGGGAGGCTGGCAAGTTGCGCTTCAAGTCGGCTGGCAAACAAACCACACTTGATGCTTCTTTTGACGCAAAAGCATTTACTCACAGTCAAGAAAGCATCATGGATTTCATGGTCCGCTCGCAATCTCTCGCAGACAAAATCAACGCCAACATGGGAACATACACCTTAAGCGACGGAACCAAGCAACATTCGTTCTGTGCTTTTTCGGTAAATGTAGCCGACCTTTACGATGCTTGCCGATGCGACACCATCAACGGCCAACGCCTCAACCGCTACACCTTCAAGGTTGATTTGGAAGAAAGTCTTGATATTGAAATCACCGTTGGTGACCCGACGCTCGGACAAACGACCAGCATCATCACCGTTGAGAATCCGACGACACAACCGATTCATCCGGACTGTGCTTTCACTTGGGACTTTGACGGTGGCCTTGACGAATTGTTCAAGGGTTTTACCGGCAAAGCAACTTTGAATTTCTTTGACTTCCGTGAACACGGTCAAGGCATCCGTTTTTCCGTTTCCTTCGGCAACGGCGAATGGGCTTGGGCGGCAGGAATATTGAAGTGAACAACATGGGGGTTTGGTCAAGGTTTTGGTCCTAAAGATGCGAAGTCCTCCGACTGACCATAGGGGTTGTGCATTCCCCTTGCATCTTTACCCCGCCTGTTGTTTGAGGTTTTTATTATGACAGAAGCACAGAAGGTTAGGAATGGCACTATGAAGTTATTGAGCGACGAACAGGTTTCCCATCTTTTGGAGCGCATGGGTGACAGACCATCTATGCGTCGGGTGTATCTCAAGTTGGCTTGTCTCGCTGTTCTTCGTTATGACGCTAATGGAAGATATTTGAACGCTTCACAGATAGTGGCTTTAGCGGAAAAGTATTTGCCAAAAACCGTTGGTATGAGCGCACAACAGGTCGGGACTATTCTTGGGACTCTTTGTAGGATGAAAATTGTCAATCGTTCTTACGAAAGACCTCATACCTACTGGTGGAGGGATAAATGATGTGGTATGACTGTAAGTCTTGCGGTAAAAGAAAATACACATCATGGTCAAAAAGGAAGGGGCCGGTGAAGTGCGCTCGCTGTTGCCGCTTGGAAAGGGAGGGTCGTCTTGAGTCGCAGTCCCCGTAAATGCCTTCGTCGCTGCACGGGCTGTGGCGTGGAGAGAATGACATCTATGACTAACCACAAAGTAATGACCGCAGGTGTTAGGCGGCAGTGTGGGATATTTAGGGTGGCTGACCGTTAAGGTATCAATGGTTTTATATTGTATGCAGGTGTGGATATAACATGGTTGAAGTGGTTGACCCTAACAGCGGCGAATGGGTTCGTGTGTGCGATGCACAATTTACGGAATCCGGTTTCCAAAGACACGAAATCAACAGTGGAGACGGGGATGTTCTCGTCGTTGAAATCAAACACTTCATTAAACCGGCTAAACCACTGTATCACCGAAAGGAGTGGTTGGAGGAAGAATATATCGGTAAAAATAGAACGATGGCCGAGATTGCAGGACAATTCGGGATTACACCGATGAGTATTCACCAATGGCTCGTCAAGCATAACATTCCAACAAGAGGCCGTGGACGACGAGCGTGAAACCCTTATAAACCTACACGGTAAGGGTCATTTATGATTGTGGAGCAAGTAGGACGCAACGATGTGTTGGTTCGTTATCGTGATGCCAACAACAACCGACAACAAACGGCAATCAAAGACAGACTTCCCTATCTCTATCTTCGTGATGAAGATGCACAGTTTGTTCACGAGCAGAAGGAGTCGGGCTACACAGGCGTTTTCGGTGAACCTTTGACGAAGGTCACTTGTTATACGACGGACGCTGTTCGCAACATTGCTAAGACCGGTCTTTCATGGGAAGGGAACATCCCGTTCACGAATCAAGTGTTGACGGCTCGTGTGAAGGGTGGCGACAAACCCTTTCCTTCCTACAAACATCGCGTTTGGTATCTTGACGGCGAATGGAAAACAGATAGCGGTCAAATCACGATGCTTACGGTCTATGATAATTTTACCGAAAATCTGTATTCTTGGGCGGTTCTGCCTAATGGTGTTGCGTTGAATGCTGAACAAACAGGCAAGAAAGACTTCCTGTTTGATGCCAACGGAAACAGATATGATTACGATACTCCTGTTCTTCTTTTCAACACGGAAGCCGAATTGCTTACCCACTTCACGGCGTTTATGCGAAAGCAAGACCCCGACATCATCACCGGCTGGTATGTCGCTGGTGCAGACTTGAAGCAAATCGTTGAGCGGTGCAACAAAGTGGGCGTTCGTGCGTCTAACATGTCGCCTCTCAACCGCATTCGCTACGACTTCGGTGATTGGGCGCAACCCATCGTCGGACGGAATGTCATTGACTTGCGCCTCGCTTTCCCTAAGTTGTGGGAGTTGAAGAATGGCAAGTTGCCAAATTACAAATTGGGTGATGTTGCTTGGGAATGTTTAGGGGAAAAGAAAACCGAATTGTCCGACGGACACGACACCTACTACAGCGACCCAATTCTTTACCTTGAATACAACCGACAGGATGTGCGCTTGCTTCCTCGTTTGAACAGACTCGTCAACGCTTTGGAGTATTTTATTGCGGTCCAACATATCTCTCAATGTGAAATCCGTAGCACCCCGTTCATCACGCAGGTCTTTACCTGCCTTGCTTTGGGCGACCCCGATTTCAAGAAACAAATCCCTTCCAAACCAATGTTTGACAAGGTGAATTATGACGGCGCAATCGTCATGGACGGAGAGAAGGGTATTTACCAAAACATCGGTATTTTTGATGTAAAAGCAATGTATCACAGCAACGCTGACCTCCACAATATCTCATGGGACACGCTTTCTCACGGCGGTAAGGACTGTGGGAATGGGACTCGGTTCTCACAGGAGAAGAAGGGGTTGTTGGTGCGACAGATGGACAACATGACGGTTCTCCGTGACCACTACAAGCAACTGATGAAGGACGCTACAACGGACGAAGAACGGGTGCGCTATGACGCCCTGCAATACGCCACCAAGTCTCTCGTCGCATCCATGTATGGCGTTGCTGGCGATTCCAAGTATGGGTTGTATCACCCCGACATCGCCGCCGCAATCACTTTTACCTCAAGACAAACCTTGCTCAAGTTGAAGGAAGTTGCCGAGGACTTAGGACATCCTGTGGTCTATGGACACACCGACTCGGTGATGTGTAGGGTTAGGAATCCCGACGATGGCGAAATCTCGCTCCACGAAATAAACGCTCGGATGCACCCCATCATCGTGCAATTTGAGAAGTGGTCGTCGTCATTCATCCTCATGGAGAAGAACCGCTACGCTGGTCTCGTGTGTTGGACGGACGGGGAAAGCCATCAACCCAAGCGGTATGTGAAGGGTATTGAGTTGAAGCAAAACCGGATGCCTCCCGTGATGAAGGACGCTATGGGTAAAGTCATTGACGGCATCCTCGGCGGTTATCACGAAGAACAAGTCACATCCCCGTTGGTTAAACTGATTGATGAAATAATTGCGGGAAAAACAAACGACATGGATTTGTGTATGAAAGGTAAGTTGGCTAAGAATCTCAACGAATACCGAAGTGTTAGTGGTTCTGCTGCTGGCGCACAGTGGGCCAACAGGACACTCGGAAAGGGTTATCGTGCCAACGATTATTTCCTTGTGGCTATTGACCCCAAGGGACAATACCTCGCCTTTGACGACCCGTCGGAGATTGAGGGTATCGCTGAAATTGGTTATCGCACAATGGTTGAAAGATTTATTGTCAAGAAGGTTTTACCTTATTACGAAGTTGCGAAGTGGGATATTACCCCCCTGTATCGCGCTGTTGAAGGCAAATCACGGATGGCTTGGTTATGAGATTGTTTGAAGGCGACTGTTTGAGTGTGTTGAAGGGACTTCCCGACGACTCGGTGGATAGCATCGTCACCGACCCTCCATACGGACTTTCTTTTATGGGAAAGAAATGGGACTACGATGTTCCCTCGGTTGAGGTGTGGCGTGAATGCCTTCGTGTGTTAAAGCCCGGAGGACACCTACTGGCCTTCGCTGGCTCTCGCACTTATCACCGCCTCGTCATCAATGTTGAGGACGCTGGCTTTGAGATTCGTGACCAAATCATGTGGGTGTATGGGTCGGGCTTCCCGAAGTCGCAAAACATCAGCAAGGCGATGGACAAAGCCGCAGGTGCGGAACGAGAAGTGATTGGTGACGACCCACAAATCGCCAAAAGAAATAAGAAAACCAGCAAGTTTGGAGGAATATATGGTTCAATTGATGATGTCCCTTCTGTTCCTTTAACAAAACCCACTACACCCGAAGCACAACAATGGGATGGTTGGGGTTCAGCCCTCAAACCCGCCCATGAGCCTATCGT